GGTACCTAATGATGTGGATATACTAAGCTAAGGGATTCTGTCAGAAGTTTATAATGAGCATGGCGTACCTTACTGTCTTAGCCTTGTGTAGATTGTGTAGGGTATTGCTTTGCTTATCTTGTGTAGTGAATGAGCACTGACACCCGAAGGTGTCTATGCTATGTGTTACTTAGGTATAACAGGCACATAGTTGAAGTCAATGCTTATGCACTGACCTTGTATGTTGCATTGTTCAGGACTGGAGATGTGCAGCATTACACCTGCAAATACCGCTACAACGAAGAGAACTACGAACTGGAACTGGATTGATGGAACTTGCATACTATTCACCTTTTAATAAGAGGAAGCTGCCTAACGGGTGTTAAGCAGCTATTGGTTTGATTACTTGAATGTATCTTCAATGGCCTTGAGTTGCTGGTCAATTGACGCAGCTAACTTAGGGTCATTAGATGCCCGTAGTTTAAGCTTCTGCAAAGACTCTACCAATTGCATCTGATGCTCTATACGGGCAATCTCTAAGTCACTTGCCAGTTGCTCAGGCGTAATGCGGAGAGTCTTAGCGTAGTCATGCGTAGATTCCCCAAGCTCTGTATAACTCTTCGCAAAGGCTTCAGTGCCTTTACAGAGTTCGATTATGATTGAGCAGATAGCAGCGAATACGGACTTGATTAATTTCATCATGGCGATGAACTCCTTAACAGTTAGGACATACGTTGATGTCCAATTGCTACCCGAATACGCCAGAGATTTAGGGAATAGCGATGAAGGCTTGAGGTATGCAAAGGTATTCGACACTATTCAGACCCCTCGTAAACGTGAGCTACGGAGCAGGAAGAGGTAAGAATCCTTTTATGGAAGAAGCTATGGGGGAGGGTATTTGCTTTTTAGGGTAAGGATGTGAGAACCCTACTTTCATACTAAATTATTTAATTTTTGAAAAAGTTGAGACTACTTCCATAGGTTAACCGTATTCTTTATCACTCCTGTTACCATACTAAATTATGATTAGGTCTGAAAAGTTTCGGGTGTGTATTACAGGTAACGGTATGCGTTATATGTATGTGCACCTTATTTATAATTATAAAATTAACTTAACTTAACCAACCCACAGGAACGCGAACACAACACACGCGAAGCGAAGCGAGAGTGTGTGTTGTGTGATGCGAGTGAGTATAAAATCAGAAAAGAAACTTACTTAATTAGGTAGGTGAGTAAGTGCAGAGTATTATTCTACAAAATTTTATTGTTATAAATCAAATACTTAGGTCTTAAAATTACATACACTTTATATGTGAAATAAAAAAGGATTACATACGGTTTATATGTAATCCTTTTAAGTCTTATGCTATGCTCATTGTTACCACACGTTAAGCAAGCAAGAGAGTTCACTATGTCCAATACTATAGCAGTTGTTGGTTTAATCACCAACCTGTTTGATGATAAACAGTTACACATTCCTAGTGGTTCACGGGTATCTGTTGAACCACCGAAGTCTAATAACTACGTAGATAAACCACCATTTCTAATGCTTGGGAAAGGGGAGAAAGGTAAGATGTACACAGCATACCCAGCCATAGATACCCTACTTGACTTATCTAAACCAGAGGCTTGGTTTATGAAGATGATGTTTAAGTTCCATAGAGAAACAACAGGTATCTCTACGCTGCCTTACAGTAAGTTAACTGAAACTGAGAAGAGGGTACTTAATAAAGCTTATCAACTTTTACTTAAGCGCGATTTTGTACGTAAGGTTAAGTTGCACGACTATATGATAAACCCTTCAGCACTTATCACTAATAGATTCCCTGAACACCTTAAGGTATGGGAAGCACTCGACAAACCAAGACTAGGGAAACAACCTAAGAGTTACCAGTTTATCTCTTGGCTTCCTGAACACTTCTGGCTTAAGTCTTATAAGACATGGAATGCTAAAACTAAATCATACTTGAGTAAGTAAGTATAAGTATCTACTATACCCCCATGATTACTTAAATAAGAGAAGGTTATGGGGGTTCTTACTGTAGAGCAATTCAAACAAGCTCTGCCTAGTCAGTTCAAAGCATCAGTAAACCAAGAGTTAATTGACCAGATTAACACGACACTTGCTGACCCTAACTTATATGAAACTTACAGAGATAACTTATTAAGTTACTCACACGTTATGCGTGATGGTAAGTTTAAGATGAGTGACTACATCTTAGCCGTTAAGTATTGTTCCCATAAGATTATGGGTGCTAGTAACATTGATGCCTTTGTTAAAACATTCCCTGATAGATACCAGTCTTACTTAGCCAATGGTACTTCATCTAAAGACATTGCTTCTTATGTCACTGCATACAACAAGAATAAATTAGTTAACCTTATCTTAGAGCAATCACTTATTCCTTCTTGGATTCTAAACCAAGACCTATATCAGAAAGCCATTAACGTACAGGCAGGACTGATGATGGATGATACCGTCAGCCATAAGGTACGTAGTGACGCAGCCAATAGTTTACTGACTCATTTGAAGCCACCTGAAGTACAGAAGGTTGAGTTGGATATTGGTATTAAGAAAGATGGGGTGATGGATGACTTGAAGAATGTGTTGACTGAGTTGGCTTTGAAGCAACAGCAGTACATTGCAGCAGGTATCACACAGATTAGTGATGTGACCCAACAACGCTTAGTGAGGGTAGTCGAGCATGACAGCAGCCCTACCTAAGAAGGTTACTGAGTACTTAGAAGAAGTTAATTACTCTGACAATAATAACTTCGTTCCTAGTACCTTCTCTCTTGAGATGGTTAACCTTATTAAGTTAATTGATGGGGGAATGACTGAGAACATTACACCCACTGTTCATTTAAAAATCTTAGATAGTTATGTGGATGTATCGGGTAAAGACGTTATCAATCTTTGTCACAGGGGTATGGCTAAGACCTCATTGATGGAGTACTTGATATTCCGTATTGCCTTGTATGGTGAATTGCCTAGCTTGGGCAAGATACCTCACATGATTTATGTAGGTGACACCATTGATGGTGGTGTGAAGAAGATGCGTAAGGCATTGGAGTTTAAGTTTAATAACTCTGATTTCTTACAGCAGTACCTACAAGAAGTTAAGTTCACAGACATTCGATGGGAGTTCATTCGTAAGGATGGTACTTCATTAGTGGTTTCAGCCTATGGAGGTAAGACCAACATTCGGGGTACGAGGGAGAATGGTTCTCGTCCTATCTTGGCTTTACTTGATGACATTATCACTGATGCTGATGCGCGTAGTCCGACTGAAATTGAGAACATCAAAACCAATATCAACAGTTCATTAGAAGCAGCACTTCATCCTAAACGTAGAAAGATTATCTGGAATGGTACGCCATTCAGTGCAGCAGACCCATTGTATGTAGCTGTTGAGTCTGGTGCTTGGATTGTTAACGTATTCCCTATCTGTGAGAAGTTCCCTTGTAGTCGTGAAGAGTTCAGAGGTTCATGGGAAGATAGATTCGATTACGACTATGTAATGAAGATGTATGAGAAGCTCCGATTACAAGGAGCACTGGCTTCATTCTATCAAGAGTTAATGCTTCAGATTCTATCTGATGATACGCGGTTAATTAGTGACTCAGATTTGAAGTGGTACTCACGTAAAGCACTGATGGCTAACAAAGGTAACTTTAATTTCTATATCACTACTGATTTTGCTACCAGTGAGAAACAGTTTAGTGACTTTAGTTTTATCTCAGTATGGGCAGTAAACAACAAAGGGTTTAAGTATTGGGTTGATGGTTTATGTAAACGGCAGACAATGGATAAGAACATTGATGAGTTGTTTAAGTTCTGCCAGAAGTATTCCCCTCAATCAGTAGGTATCGAAGTCTCAGGACAACAAGCTGGTTTCGTTAGTTGGATTGAGAAAGAAATGCTTACCCGTAACATATTCTTCTCACTGGCTTCAGACAGTAATGAAGGGAGAGCAGGCATACGTCCTAGTACCTCTAAGCTCCAACGATTCAACGTAGCTGTGCCTTACTTCAAGATGGGTGAGATGTTCTTCCCTGTCGAGGAGAAGGGGGGTGTAGCACTGGATGAGATGCTTGATGAGTTGAGCTTAACCACAGTAGGTGGGTTTAAGTCTAAGCACGATGATGCACTTGATACCATCTCCATGTTGCCACTCATGCCAATATGGTTGCCAAGTAGCTCAACAGAATTTACACAAGGCAAGTCAGCAATATGGGGAACTACCGTTGAAACAGGTAGTGATTTTACTGCTAGTTATTTTTGTTAGGTGATATATGTTATTAACCGAGATATTGGATTCATTGGCTGGAAGTGAGTTAGCTAATCTAAATTGTGTGGTAGATGGTGCAGTACTTGAAGCCAAAATACCTGCCATTGTTACTGCTATTAACATTGGTTTAGTTAAACTGTACACACGATTCCAACTAAAGAGACGCTTACTTACTCTCAAAGTAACTAGCACTCAATTGGTTTATAGTTTGGTTTCAGCTAATGCAGTCAGTGTTAACGTAGGTGGTTATATCTTAGATGTAGATGACCCATTTACTAATGACATTATCCAACTACTTACCATGACCTCAACAGCAGGGAATAATATCCGCTTTGATGGTTTCAATGGTGTGATGTTACTTAGCCCTAAAACCTTTCGTTTTGCAGAAGCACCCGAAGATGATACTTACGTAATTGAGTATGTAGCACGTCCAGCTAAAGTAGTGTACGTCAATGACACGGATATTGAAGTGGACTTACCTGATGCTTACTTACCCCCTTTATTGGCTTACATCGCTTCTCGTTTCTATAGCCCTGTAGGTATCTCACTGGACACTAATCGTAGCAGTTTAGATGTTAGTTACTTACAACGGTATGAGACAGAGTGCCAACTCTTAGAGAACAAAGGGATTAACACAGGTAATTACCTTGAATCCGACAACTTCACACAACATGGTTTTATTTAAGTAGGGGGCAACGTGGAACAACAAATTGTAGAAGATATTAAACCAGCAGGCTGGACTAAAGCCCCTACTCTTTTGGACTTAAAGAAGGACTTTGAACAGACAGAAAGTTTCCATGCAAAGCAGATTGCCAATCTTAATAGATGGGAAGAAAGCTTTGATGTACAGCCTATTGCTGAGAACAAAGAGAAGAAAGCACAATCACGTATTAACCCTAAGTTAATCCGTAAGCAGTATGAGTGGAGATGCTCTTCATTGAGTGAACCATTCTTCTCTACGCCTGAGTTGTTTAAGGTTAACCCTGTTACGCACGAAGATACTAAACGTGCCAAACAGAATGAGTTAATTCTTAATTACCAGTTCCAAACCAAGATTAACAAAGTACCATTCATTGATAGCCTCATTCGTACTTGTGTACGCGAAGGTACAGTGATTGTGCGCGTGGGTTGGCAGTACGAAGAAACTACTGTAACCCGTGAAGTCCCAGTGTGGTCTTATCAGATAATGCCACCTGAGATGCAAGAGCAGATGCAGCAAGCTATGCAACTGTTTCAGACTGAGCCTGATACCTTTGAAGCTACTATCCCTGAAAACATTAAAGCCAGTGTGAAGGCTTCAATGCAGTATGGGCAAATGGTAATGGCAGTACAATCAGGTACTCAGACCATTGAAGAAACCAAACCACTGATTAACAAACCTACCTTAGAAGTTTGTAATACCCGTAACGTAAGGATTGACCCTACGTGTGAAGGGGACATGGATAAAGCTAAGTTTGTTATCCATAGCTTTGAATCCTGTTTAGCAGACTTGAAAGCAGATGGTCGTTATAAGAATCTCAAGCTAGTGGCTTCAGGTTTACAAGAGCAAATGTCTCCAAACCATAACTACAGTGATGTGGGTTCATTCACCTTCTCTGACTTAGCACGTAAGAAGCTCACAGTGTATGAGTATCACGGCTATCGTGATGTTGAAGGCAAGGATGAACTCACACCTATCTTGGCTTCATGGATTGGTAATACGTTGGTGCGTATGGAAGAAAGTCCATTCCCTGATAAGAAGATTCCCTTTGTTGCCATTCCATATATCCCCGAACATAACTCTATCTACGGTATTCCTGATGGTGAGTTATTAGAGGATAACCAGAAGATTCTTGGTGCCGTAACTCGTGGTGTTATTGATTTATTAGGTAAGTCTGCTAACTCGCAGACAGGTATTCCTAAAGGTTTATTGGATGCCACTAACTTAATTAAATACCGTAAAGGTTTGGATTACGAGTACAACCCTTCAAGTAATCCCAATGCTATTTTCATGCACAAGTTTCCTGAGATTCCTCAGTCAGCGTTGTGGTTAATTAACCATGTCAACAATGATGCTGAATCCTTATCAGGTATCAAAGGATTCTCAGGACAGGGTATTACTGGTGCTGGTTTAGGTGAGAATGCTACTGGTGTACGTTCAGCAATGGATGCCGTCAGTAAGCGTGAGATGAGTATTCTTAGACGTATTGCACATGGCTTATTAACTATTGGCCGTAAGATGTTATCCATGAATGCAGCGTGGCTAACAGAGGAAGAAGTAGTTCGTTTAACCAATGGTGAGTTTGTTCCAGTACGTACTGATGACTTGGCAGGGGATTATGATTTAAACCTCTCTATCTCTACCGCAGAGTCAGATGACAGCAAAGCCAAAGAACTAAGCTTCATGCTACAGACGATGGGCAATACGATGGGACTTGGTTTGGCTCAAGTTATCCTGTCTGAGATTGCAAGGCTACGTAAGATGCCTGACTTGGCTAATCGTATTGAGAACTACCAAGCTCCGCCTGACCCAATGCAAGAACAGATTCAACAGTTGGAGATGGCTAAGTTACAAGCTGAGATTGCATTGCTTAATGCACAGGCACAAGAGGCAGCAGCTAAGTCTCAAGTACAAGGTGCTAAGGTGGGTGTTGAACAAGCTCGCGCAGAGAACTTACAAGGCGAGGCTGATTTGAAGTCTCAGAACTTTGTACAGAACCAAACAGGGGAGAGTCACCTACGCGAATTGGATAAACAGACCTTAGCTAATCAAGGTGCAATTGAGCGAGAACAGGTTAAAGGGAGTTTAGCTAATGATGCACAAAAGACCCAGCATAACTCTGAATTGCTTAAGATGATGGCAGGTGCACAGCTTAGTGGTAATCAAAGCACTAGACAGGCTAGTTAAATTACTATTTAATTTACTTACTTAAATAAGTAAGTGTATAAGCATGACTGATATAGACGTAAATAACTTACTGGCACAGCACCGTCAGGAAGTGGCTCTAAGTGATGCAATAGTGCAGTTAAAACTAACTGCACCTTTTAAGCTGGTGTTTGAGACTAACCTGTTTACCCAACAGGTTCATTCATTGGTTTTAAAATTAGCAACCCTTAGCAAACCAAGTCCTGAATACGATGAAGTGGTACGTGAGTTAGACGCGATTAGTTATGTCCAAAACTATTTACAGCAACTAACTGTAAAGGGTACGGAAGCTGCTCAGAGTATTAGAGAAGCTAATGTCTTTTTATCTAACAACGATGAGGATTAATTATGTCAGTGGAAATCCCAGAACAAGATAACAGCATTGACCATGCTGCAATGTCTGACGAGGATTTTTTAAACAGTGTTAATAGTGCAGAGACAGTTGCTCCTGTGCCAAACACTGAAACTCCTGCGAGTGAAGTAGTACCTGTACCCGAAGCTGAAGCAACTGCTCCTGCTGCTAAAACCACTACCGAAAGTGCTCCAGCAGATACTCAACCTGAAACGCAGACGCAAGCTCAGGTAGATTACGAAGAGTTCTTCAAAACTATTACTAAGCCGTTTAAGGCCAATGGTAAAGACTTCCAAGTACTTGACCCTAATGATGCTATCTCGCTTATGCAGAAGGGAACTGATTACGTTAAAAAGATGACGGAGATTAAACCCCTACGTCGGATTGGTAAGTTACTTGAAGAAAATAAGTTAAGTGAAGATGACTTAGCTTACTTGATTGACCTGAAGAACAAGAAACCTGAAGCGATTGCCAAGCTGTTGAAAGACAGTGAAGTTGACCTGTATGGTTTCGATGTTGAGCAGGGTAAAGACTACGCTCCTGTGGCTCCTGTTGTTAATGAAGTTGACGATGCACTACAGAGTACCCTTGATGACCTTCAAGCTAACTCTGCATCATTCAGTCAAACCATTGCAGTAGTAGGCCAACAATGGGATGTCAGTAGCCGTGAAACCGTAGCCCAACATCCACAGTTACTTCGTGTTCTTGATGCTCAAGTGGCAAATGGTACATTTGCTAAGATTGATAGTGTCATGCAGTACGAGCGAGCTTTGGGACGTTTAGATGGCATGACAGATATTCAAGCTTACGCTGAGATTGAACGCAGATTACAAGCTGCACAACCTCAGACACCTCCGATTGTACAGGCTCCTGTTGTTATTCCTCCTGTCACTACGCCCCAACCTAATGTGCAACAACAGAAGTTGGCAGAGCAACGTAGACAGGCAGCTCCTCCTCGTCAAACCAAAGTTGAATCGAAGCCTTCACAACTAATTTACCTGCTATGAGTGATGAGGAGTTTATGAAACACCTCGCCCAAGCAGGTCTCTAACGAGGTCTAAGTTATGACACAGCAATATAATGCTCCTACTGACAGTTCTCCTTCTTCAGTTGGTGTACAAATCACGACTCATGCCTATGAGCGTAAAGCCCTTATTGAAGCTCGTCGTGAGATGTTCTTCGGTCAGTTAGCTGACGTTACCTCTATGCCTAAGAACATGGGTAAAGAGATTAAGCGTTTCCACTACTTACCTATCCTTGATGACTCCAACATCAACGATCAGGGTATTGATGCTGCTGGTGCAGTTATCGCTACTACTGAGTACACACTCGCTATTCCTAGTTTAATTGGTAATCCAAAAGACCAAGAAGCTGCTGGTGCTGTGACTACTAAACGTGCTTATGCTGCTGGTGATTACGTTTACTGTGCTAACGGTGTAGCCAACACTTCTCGTTGGAAGTTGATGACTGGTGCTGTTGCAGTTGGTGGTGATGCTACCGCAGGTACTTCTAAAACCAATGCTCAGATGGCTACTGTGCTTAACACAGCCATTGTTGGTGGTACATTCACTGTTCTTGAAGACGTGATTACCTGCGACTCGTTGAACATCCACTACACCACTGAAGCCGCAGCGACAGCAGCAGCTAAGATTGTTGGTGGTTCTGTTAAGATTCAACGCTCTGGTAACTTGTACGGTTCCAGTAAAGATATTGGTTTGATTCCCAACAAGATTCCTTTAATCCATGAAAATGCGGGTAAAGTGAACGGTGTTGGTATGACCCGTATCGACTTAACTGGCACAATGGAAAACTTTGGTTTCCATGCTAGTTATACTGCTGATTCGTTAAACTTCGATACTGATGCTGATTTGTTAATGCACACTAACCGTGAATTGATGAATGCAGCGATGAAGATTACCGAAGATGCGTTGCAGATTGACTTAATCAACAATGCTGGTGTTGTGCGTTATACAGGTAATGCGACTAACAACTACACATTGAATGAGAACGATGAGTTGACCTATCGTGACCTCATGCAGTTGAGCATTGACTTGGATAACAACCGTTGCCCTAAACAGACAACTGTTATTACAGGTACGCGCTTAGTCGATACTAAAGTTATCCCTGCTTGCCGTGTAGCGTACATTGGCTCTGAGTTGATTCCTACATTGGAAGCGATGGAAGACTTACATGGTAATCCTGCATTCATCCCTGTAGAAGCCTACACTGCTGGTACTACTGTGTTGACAGGTGAGCGTGGTCGTATTGGTGACTTCCGTTTCGTCATTGTGCCTGATATGGTTCGCTTCTCTGGTCAAGGTGGTTACAGCACTTCTGGTTCGTTCTACGATACGAACGGTATGTTGGATGTGTTCCCAATCTTGGTTGTTGGTGAAGAGTCCTTCACTACTATTGGTTTCAACACTGATGGTAAATCCAACAAGTTCAAAACCAAGAACATGAAACCTGATGAGCTTTACAGCTTGGATAACCCATTTGGTAAGAAAGGCTTTATGTCTATCGAGTGGTGGTATGGTTTCTTGTTGTTACGTGGTGAGCGTTTAGCGTTAATCAAAACCGTAGGTAAGATGTAATTATCTACTTGTCCTCCACTTACTTACTTGCGTAGGTAAGTGGAGTGCCTCCTTACTCTAGGATATTTAGCATGAAAAGTTTAGAAGAATTGAAAGCACAAGCAGATGAGATGGGCTTGAAGTACAACGGCAATATCTCTGCAACGACATTACAAGAACGTATCAATCAAGCACTAGCAGTTGATGATGAAGTAGTAGAAGTACCTGTTAGACCAGTCAACCCTGTTGCTGAAATGCGTAAACAAGCGACACGTTTACTACGTGTAACGATTACCCCAATGGATGTATTGAAGCGTGATTATCGTGGTGAGTTCTTTGAGATTAGTAACCGTGTACTCAAAGTAAAACGCTTTATTCCTTACGGTGTACCTACACACATTGAAGCCGTATTACTTAATGAAATTCGTAATCGTAAGTTCCGTATGACCATTCCAGCTACCCGTGAATCTGGTGCTGAATCTCGTTTAGTTACTGCGTATGCAATCCAAGAGTTGCCACAGTTAACTGAACAAGAACTGAAGAACTTAGCCAAAGCACAGCAAGCCCGTAACAGCATTGAGTAAATAACTTGGAGTAGTACATGACCGTCACTATTGAGAATACCGCAGTTGATACCACGTTAAACATTGCGGAACTTACTACGGGTTCTTTAACGGGAACTGGTGTATTTGATGTACTACTCCAAACCTTACGATTACATCTTGACCGTGAGTTCACCAGTGGGCGTATCACAGGTACAGCGTATGCAACTGTGTACTCTCAAGCCCTTACCAGTTTTTTAGGGCAAGCAACTGCCTATTGTTTAAGTAAAGCTAAACTAGCTTTAGAGCTTAAACAGATGCAAGAGGTTATTGAACTCACACAATTACAACAAACCAAGCTTATTGCTGATACCCGCCAAACAGACTACATCACTGATAGCCAGTTAGCTGCTGAAGTAGCTTTAAAAGCTAAAGAGCTAGATATACGTACTTATGAGTTAACGTACATTAAACCTCAAGAGTTGGCTTTAATTACTCAACAAGTAGCGACACAGCAATACACTGTACAGACACGTATGCCTGCGGAGTTAGCAGGTATCCAAGCTGAGACATCACTGAAAGCGTATGAACTTACTGATATGAAGCCTTCTGAGAAGGCGCAGTTAGTAGCGCAAACCAGTCATGTGACTAAGCAGGAATTAAACACTATCCAACAAACCACTAACATGGTTTCCCAGAATTTACAGATTCAGCAGCAGACTGCTAATCTAGCAAGTCAACAGAATCAGATTGAAGCTGAGACTGATAAGGTTCTGTACGAAACTACTTATGTGCTTCCTGAGAATGTTAAGGTTATTAAAAACCAACAAGACCAG